GCGGAACACTTCAAAGTTTTGTCCACCAAAGAGAACGGCTAACACAATGTTAGATACGCCATGTACAGCCGCCTCATGGATGAGCTGCGCCATGTCTGCTTCTGGCACAAGCAGTGATTCCACATCAAACCTCTGCCTTGCCATTGCGTTGTAGTTTTTCGCTTCGACAAGCGTCTGACCATCCGCGCTAATGAAGTCAAAATGGCTTTTGAGCCACGGTTCAGTCGGATGGGTGAGTGCATAGTCAGCGTCCTTCAGTTCGATGCCCAGGCGGTCTTGAGCCAATCGTCCAATGACAGGCTGCATGACATGACCCATCTGGACTGCTTCAACCTCGGAGAGGTCGGGGCGTTCAGCAAGGCCAAGTTTCTGAAGGATAGCCTCTCCAGCTTTGCCGTTAGCTGCCATGCGGGAATCCGAACTCCACCACCCTGTGTTTCTGACTTCGGGTTCAAAATCTTCTCTTGCATTAGCCATGATTGACAAACTCCCCATGAAATTTATTACGTGCTTCCACTGCGACTAACTGTGCAAGCTCCAAATCTTCAAACGCTCCAATGTGAGTCATTCTTTTATTGACTCTCATGTAGACCTTCCAACGGCTTCTGTCCCAAACAACATTTTTCTCACCAGACTTGTTTCTCTTGCTCAAGCAGGTGTTGTATTGGTTTTGCTGATTGGTTGCTTCTCGCAGATTTTCAATTTTGTTGTTGAGCTTGTTGCCATCAATGTGGTCAATCATTTCTGGCATATAGCCGTGGTGCATAGCAAAAATGATTCGATGAGTTCGATACGTTTTCTTGCCGACCTTTACTTGCTCATAGCCAGTGTGGTGAACCGTTCCCGCTCTACCCGCAAACTGTCCGCTCTTGCGATAGAGAACGCCATCTCTGTACTCAAAGATGTCATTAAAGTCATTCGCCATGTTGTTCCCCTTCGTCAGCTTGGTTGAGTTCAAAGAGTTTTCCTTCAGGCCCACACGCTTCGCGGTGCAGACGCATGACAGAGCAGTATTGGTATTCGGGTGCGCCTGTGACGAGGTTAGGTCGCTCGGAGGCTTTGCAGAAGTGTGTGCCTGACTTGGAAATGTCCCAGCGGCAATCAACACAGATGAGTGGTTTCATGATTTCCCCTTTCAGTGGTTAGGAATAGGATGAAGTATATACGGGTTATGATGGGTTAGTAATTGTATTTTTCTATCGGTTCTCCTTTCTTGATAGATTTTTTCCATTTGAAGTATGCGACTACGAACTTGATGAGGATGCGATTCATGCTTGTTCCCTTTGGATTCTTCGGTAGTTAGCCACATTGTTGAGCCATGCCCGTGGGTCTGATCCGCTCTTAGTGACTATTTGGGGCTGCTTGAGTTCAGCGAATGTGAGCAAAAAATGTGAACCAGCTCTGGGTTCTACGGCTGTCACATGGAAGCCTTTGTTCTCGTAGAACTTGACTTGCTCTCGGAGTACGCGAGGAATGTTCAATTCATTTCTCCTTTGTTTGTTTGCAATTTGTTTCTTTCTCCAGCCTGTCATCTTGACCACCTGATCCATGCTCTCTCATGTGCCCAATAGAGAATGACCTTGGTCACCAGCTCAGTGCTTGCAATGCTTGCAGCGGTCTTAGCATGACCAGTGATGAGCAGGGACAAGAGGAAGGTGTCGAGTGTTCCGACAATCCTCCAGGTGACTCCCTTGGCTATGCTTTTGATGTGTGAGTCTTTCAAAACAATTTCCCCTGGGCATTCACATACATGGCGCAACACAGAACATAGTGGCCTAGTTCTTCATCAACGCAGTTCCTCAATGCTTGCCTCTTGTTTGGAATCTTGCTTGAAGCAACTACCTCATGACCATCAAAGTCTGAAATCTTGTTCTTGTATCTGATGTTTGACTTGTCAAAAGTTATCTCTGGTATGTAGAAGTCAGACCAGAACAGATGTCTTTGTAGCTCGACTGTGGGCTTGATCAATGGTTCGTAGTACGGCCTGACATTCTCAACAACCCAGCGACATTTAGCGTAGTGCTGCAAGAACACAATCTGAGAATACAAACTCATGTCAGGCATGATGGGCTTGTACCCTTTACCAATCACGCCCACGTTGTGCCTGTATTGCCCATGACTCGGACAAGGTGGACTAGCCCAAATGAAATCAAACTCAGAGTAATGAGCCTCAAGGTATTGCATGGCATCACCTACCACGACAGTATCCTCAGGGTAGAGTGTTTGATAGACCGCTGCAATCTCAGGGCATGACTCAACAGCAGTTATTTCATGGCCTTGCCACTTGCGCCTGTTGCCACCAATACCTGAATACAGATTCAAGATTTTCATTGTGTCCCCAATAGATTAGGAATAGAGCGACATTTCACCCAAAGACCCCCCTACCCCATTGAAGGGATAGGAAGGGAAGGTTCTCACCCCACTTGCGTGGATCACGATGCCATCCAATGTGGATGCGCCCCTCGACTTCGTGATGCGACCAGTCGCACGGGTTATTCGGGAACTGCCCCCTAGTCTTGCGACATACCGTGTACCCTTTTCTTCCGCGCCCTCGGGTTGTAGTCTTGCTGACGTGCGGAGTACGGTTGTCGAGTAGGCAATAAAAAAGCCGCTTATAAATGCCCCGTCGTGGTTCCCCTTTCGGGGCGAGGCATATATAAACGGCTTGGTAATGTTGACCACGACGACAACGGTTCGCATCATATCACCGATTGGGACAAGTGGGGCAAGGGGGTTGCCTATACTGACAAACCCCTAGTTCCTGACAGGTGCGCGTCACTCGTTGGAATGCCTCATCTTCAGCCTGGGCATCCTCTAGCTCCCTGCGCGTCACTTGCGCGCGCGCGGGTAACTTTTGCTTTATGCACCCTTCGCAGCATTCATGGGCGCAAAGGGCTTCCTGTGGATAAGTGCAATCCTGTGGATATCTCATGCCTTGCCCTCCGATGGGGGTTTGAACCCGAACCTGCGCCATGTCTCTCGGACATTGGTGTAACGGGCTGGTGTGTAGTCCATGCCCTCTAGAAGCCCTTTAGAGGGCATTGTGGGCGTTTTCAGGCCAGGGATAGGGGTTAGGGTGGGGGCAAGGGGCAAAAGCCCCCTGAAGTTATTAGGCGCGTGGTCAAGTTTAGCCATGGTTAGCCCATTTCATGGTGCGTTCGAATGCCTTGCGGGTGTCCTCAATGAATTGCATGACTTGACGCATGGTGAAGTGTTCCACGACCTCCCATTTGGTGATTAGGTCATGTGACCAATGCTCATCATCCCCTTGCATTAGCTCTAGGATTTCGTCATAGGTCATGCCTTCAGGGTAGTCGGAAAGCCACTGGTTTAGTGCGAATTGTTCTGATGTTTTCATGGTTTGCCCCTTAGATGAAAATGATGATGGTGATGAAGGCGAGAAAGATTATCCCGCAAAGAATGTCATCGATGGTAGGTTTGTCATTCATTGGATGCCCCTTTAGATGATGTTGACGCGGAATTTTTTAGCTTCATGTTGCGCCATTTGTCCAGCTACCCACAAAAGCCAGAGGGCGTGAACAGTGCCGACTTGCTTGCGTGCGTAGTGGAAGGCATACGCCTTGCCAAAGGTTTGGACATTGTTTTTTACATCAAAGACTGAGTGCATGGTTTGCCTCACATTGGTGATGGGTTGAATGGTGCGGGAGCGGGTTTAATGGGCTTTTGAGCGGGTTTTATGACCCTCCCCATGCCTGGGGGTTGCCCATGACAGGGAAAAGGCCAATAGGGATGGTTTGCAGGGGTCATGCTGCAATGGGCATTGTGTTCTGCGCGTCACTCACGCGCTTGTCAAATGCATCAAAACCGATACGGTCAACGATGGCATCGATGTCTGCTAGCGCGCATTCACGGGCTTGCTTTAGGGTTAGATGGCCTGATGCGACAGGCATCCCCTTAAAGTATGCATTCACTCTGCAAACCCGATACCCGCTCACTGGCTCGGACACAATCCATTCTTTACCTGATTTGTAGATTGCAAACCGATACGCGCTTGTCATGCGCGTGTAGATCAGTGGCGTGTAGGGTTGATCAATAAATGACCCGTCACGCAAGGCCATTTTAAAGACTGGTTTTTTCATGGTTTCCCCTTAGAGTTTAGGAATTGATGCCGAATGACATCCCGTAGGGCAGACCCGCTACCCTACAAGCTGGCATCAGTGCATCTCGTAAGAGACAACAGCATCAGACCAGCAAGCGCGACAGTCTGCGCATGACCCGTTGTTATCGGGGGCTGTGCAGCGCACACCATGCACAGTGGCTCCGCTGGTATGCACATTAGATGCTGTAATTCCCTTGATTGTTACCAGGGATGCTGGCAGCTTCACTGGCTTATCGGGATGCATGGCAGACAAGCGCACAATCAAGTTATCAGGTAACGCGCCATGCTTCGCGACATAGTCTTTGACAATGCCATATTCACGGGTTGGCAGCCAGTGTTTGCAGCCAGGGGTTGCCTGACAGACTGACACAATCAATTCAAGGTGAGCTACTGACTGTAGATCCCCTGAATCGTGCCAGCGGAAATAAGAGTCTGAACCGATAAGGGAAACAATGCCAGAAACCCATAATTGAGCTTGCTCATCAGACTCAAGAGCTTGCCAAATGGCATCAAGCCTGGCAAATTGAGCGGGTTTTATTGTGTTTTGATACATCGAATAAAACCCCTTGTTTGCGTAGCAGCTTGAGCATATTGACCCTTCAATCTGTGCCATTCTTGAACCAGTAATGCATGATTCAGTAGGCAAGCTCAAGCTCTTGCATGGCATCTTGGTTGTCTGTGTCAGAGTGCCACATATTGATTGAGCGGTTGATTTGGCAATGGTGATAACTTTCATGGTTTGCCCCTTTGGTGGTTAAGAATGTATAGATGATATGGGATAGAACGATTATGTCAAGGGTATGTTGACATATATTTTTCTATTGAGATAGTATTTTTAATAGAGACTCTCTATAGGATATACTTACTGTATATAATATATATAGGATAGTCAATAAATATCCTATGTAGTAAGTATGGACTATATACATCAATCGGGGTTCATGTAAGGGATAAGGGGCAAAAGATAGGCTACTCTCTGCCCTCTGGCGTAAGGGGCTTTGTACATGGGTCATGCGTCATGTTTGCGTGACAGTCTACCGATGCTCACCATGGCATTGGCTTTGGCCTTGGGTTTGGCAAGCATTCCCCAGACAGACTAGCGTCACCGTGGCACTCGCTGGGTCTTGAGGGTCGTTAGGTGCGCGCCCCACTCGCATCCCCCCCCAAGAAAAAATCGTGTTTTGGGGGTTTATGGTTTTTTGATAAGCTCACTAAGCTCCTTTGGCAATGCAGTTGCCAGTTAGCTCCTCCTTGTGGGGAGCTTTTTTTTCGCCTATACTGCCCAACATGGATATGGGGATGCAAATGATTAGTGTAGAGATTAGCAAAGATGTGCCTTTGCCTCCACCTAGACGGAGGTATCCGTATGGGGAGATGGAGGTGGGGGAGAGTTTCTTGGTAGGTGGTGGGGTGTTGCAGGTGGTGTGCAATGCGAACTATCGGGCTGGGAAGCGATTGGGTCGCAGGTTCATTGCGAGGAAAGAAGCTGGAGGAGTGAGGGTATGGCGAATCAGTTGAATGGGCATGACCACAAGATGATGCCGATTGCTGCCGAGGATGTGAGGAAGGCGTACATGGAGCGTGTGTATGCCATGTCTCATGCTGAGTTGTTTCATGAGCTAATGCGAGTGCACCATGAGTCTGCAAAGCTGTTGCAGGAGGCTCAGGGTGAGCTAGAGCGGGTTCGTGAGGCGTTGGCTCAGTATGAGCCTATCCATTGAGGGTCAGTTAAGGCAAAGCCGTTTGAATCTTCAGAAGGAGGTGAGGCTTGCGCTTTCTTGCCGAACAAAGAGTGAGAAGTTGTCTTTGGTGGCGAGATGGAAAAAAGAGTACCCGCCTTTATATGTGAAAGAACTCATTGCGGTTGCCAAGAACAAGAGTGTGGCTTCTGACATCCTTGCGTGGGACTTAGACAAACTATGAAATTCAACTTGAAGCAGTTCTACCAGTTCTGCTCACAGCTCAAGATTGAGACTAAGGAGGAGGGTCTAAAGAAGATGGATCACCTCCTGGGGACTCAGACCTATGTCATGCAAGAGATTGCTGATGGGCTTGAGAACGACATCCACTTCTTTGTGATTCTCAAAGGCCGACAACTCGGCATCACAACCATTTCACTTGCACTCGACCTTTACTGGCACTTTATCAACAATGGACTCCAAGGCACTCTCACAACCGACACTGAAGAAAACAGAGACATGTTCCGAAGCACCCTCGCCATGTACATGGACGGTCTGCCTAAAGAATACAAAATCCCACTCATTGCTCACAACCGAAATCAGCTTTCCCTCAAGAACAGAAGCCGACTCTTTTATCAAGTCGCTGGACTCAGAGCAAAAGGTTCTCTGGGTCGCGGGAAGGCGATTACCTACCTCCACGGCACAGAAACGACTTCTTGGGGTGACGAAGAAGGCTTGGCTTCCCTCCTAGCCTCCCTTGCCGAACAAAACCCTAATCGCCTCTACATCTTTGAGTCCACAGCCCGTGGCTTCAATATGTTCCACGACATGTACGTCACCGCTAAACGGGCACGTACCCAGAAGGCCATCTTCTGCGGTTGGTGGAGAAACGAGTTCTACTCTGCTGACCCCGAAAGTGATGTCTACAAGGTCTACTGGGATGGCAAGCTCACCCCTGAAGAAAAAGAGTGGACACGCGACATCAAGAAACTCTACGACTTTGAAATCAACTCGCGTCAAATGGCGTGGTGGCGCTGGAAGCTCCACGAAGGCATCAAGGACGATGCCCTCATGTACCAGGAATTCCCACCCACTGAGGACTACGCCTTTGTGATGACGGGTACTAGCTTCTTCTCCAACGCCCGTTGCACCGATGCCGTGAAGGTTGCCAAGAAGCTCACCTACGACAATTACCGCTACTCAATGGGGGCCAACTTTGAGGACACAGACGTTCTCAAGTCAACCGAGAGAATGGCAACCCTCAAGGTCTGGGAAGAACCCATCGACACAGCCTACTACGTCATTGGGGCAGACCCTGCCTACGGTTCTAGCGATTGGGCTGACAGATTCTGCATTCAGGTCTACCGTTGCTATGCAGACGGTATGGAGCAAGTTGCCTCATTCGCTACAAGCGAGATGAATACCTACCAGTTTGCCTGGGTCATTGCTCACCTCGCTGGGGCTTACAAGAACTCCACCCTTAACCTTGAGGTCAATGGGCCAGGACAGGCAGTCATCAACGAACTGCGGAACTTGAAGCGTCAAGCCGTTGCCAAAGGTGGAAAAGTAGGACGGGATTTGATGGATGTGCTGGGTTCCATGCAGAACTACATCTGGCGCAGGAACGACACAATGGGCGGTTTGTCCAACTCTATCGGGTGGCTGACCACAAGCCAGACCAAGGAGCGGATGCTCTCCTACATGAAAGACTACTTTGAGCGGGGCATGATGGCAATCTACGACATGGACACCATTGAGGAGATGAAGACCATCGTGCGGGATGGGGGCAGTATTGAGGCTTCTGGTCGAAACAAGGATGACCGTGTGAT